TTATAATCAATACTTTTTGTTAATTTTTGTTTCTATTTGAAACATTAAATTCAGCACTTTTTTATGAAAAACAGGACTTTTTAGCCCTGTAATTCTTCGATATATTTTGTGATCAATGCCATGTATGCTTCTCTGTCTAGCTGTTCATCTTCATAGCTTACAGTAATCTGCATTGCATTAAGCTTTTCCACAATCTTGCAAGCCTTGTTGAGCTTCTCTGCAAATTTCTTTGTCTCTTCGATGCTCTGTGTTCCACAAGCTGACCAGTTTACGCCGAATGTCTTCAAATCTTCGCCCCAGCTTGGATTTTCACTAATTGAAACTGTTCTGCCTTCCATAATTTCATCTATAGCACTCATAAGTGCTGTATATTCTCTGTAGTTCATGTTCATTTTCTTTGTTCTCCTTTTCTTTCTACAGTTATATTATAATACTATAATATAGAAAAGTCAAACGTTTTCATGACATTTTTTGGCAATTTGTGATCAAAATAAAAAGACTAGGTTTTCCTAGTCTGTTGTTCTCAAGAAATACTGTAAGTCCTCACCATCGAAATGGTCAAGAACCCATTCATCAGCCTTTCGCCAAAGTTCATCATACATCTCAGCAAGCATGAAGTTCCTGCTGTGATCATGTTCAAAGATCTTCCAGTTCAGAACCATAACAAGCTCTGTCATGTATTCAATGTTGTTCTGCCATGCATTGAACGCTCTGCAATAAGTATCACGGACTGCAGGAGTACCGAAATGGTCTGCAATGCTGAAGTCCTCATAGAACGTTGTGCGTGGCTTATATCCTGTCATTGCTTCGATATTCCATGTCTTAATGTTCATCGTCTTCACCTTCTTCGTCATAACTGTCGATAATTTCCTGTGCGCCTTCGCTCAAATCAAGATTGCTTTCATTGTCAATGATTTCCTGCACAAAGTACTCGTCTAGGAAGTCACTGTAATCACAATAGTTCGTGCTGACCAGATTTCCATATCCGTTAAAGTAGAAATAATCACGGTTAGGATTGAACTCTCCGTAAACTTTCTCGCCGTTTTCAATGTGCCAGTTATCATCGTCATGACCGAAAAATGCACGTCTCAGAATCTCGGTTGCTTCCGCTCCTTGATAAGATATATCAAGTTCGTCCATCGCGTAAATGTGTCTGTCTTCAAGATAACCATTCCAGCTATCAAGCTCCTCGATGTCGAGGTTGAAGTCGTCCTCGTGTTCCTGATAATAATTCAATAATGTTTCTGCTAATGTTTTCATGTTTTTATTTTCCTTTCTGTAATGCCCACTCTTTATGGCGGTGGGCTTGCCATGTTTTTTTATTCTAAAGCCATAACCTGACTAGCGCTGAAGAAACTCGCTTTTTTCATGAACATTCTTTTCTGTTCTTCTGTCATCCCATCGCTATTTTCAACTTTCTTTGATGCACATTTCCAAATGTAGAACTGTGCGACTGCCTTTTCACCCTTTTTAACGCTGAATCCTTTTGCTTTCCATGCCTGAAAGGTATGAATCGCTTCAGGTTCATCAAGCATGATCTTATTTCCGTTCTCATCCTCGGTTTCAAACTGTCTGCCAGTCTTTCCAATTTTTCCACTTTCCATTAATTCTACTGATTTGTTATAGATAATCATTTCGTTTGTCATGTTTTTTTATCTTCCTTTCCTTTTGTCTTTGTTTCTTTTTGAAACATTTAACCGTTTAATATATCCATAAGTCTTGAGTCCTGCATCTTGTTTTTTCTTCTATCCTCTCCGCTTACAAGTACAGGAAGACACATCTCAATAATACGGCTGTAGATTCTGGCTTTGCTTGTATCTTCTGTATGGTACAGGTCAGAATACTTCAGATTCGTTGTTATTATCATCGGCTTTCCGCTCCTGTATCTTGCATCAATGATGTTATATACAAGCTCATTGACGTACTCCGTGTTTCGTTCAATCCCCAGATCATCAATAACTAAAAGATCAAACTCGTTAAGGCTGTCCAGATATTTCTGCTTCCCTTCATACATGCCCTGAATCGTATTGATGATTCGTGCAAAATTTGTGACCAGACACGGAACATCATTGTCAATCAATTCATTTGCAATGCATGATGCAAGAAACGTCTTGCCTGTTCCAACTCCGCCAAACAGAATAAGCCCTTTACCTGCTTTCTTGAAATCTTCAAATCTTCTGGCATAATTCTTGCACATGTCACTAGCCTTCTTTGATTTCTGATCATCGTGATCAAATCGGCATTTCTGAAGTCCTCTATCAGGAAAGCCTGTGTTCCTGTATCCTTCAATTCGTGCCAGTCTGTCCTGTTTCTTTTTCTCTGCTTCCTTGCATGAACACATTACAGGAAAATATCCACCGAACATCGATAGCCATTCTCTTCTTGGCTCGTTACATTTTCGGCAGTAAATCATATTGCCTTTGATATATTCAGTGCTCTCATCGCATGTTTCTAACATCCTCTGGATTTCTTCTGTTGTTGGTTGGTTATTCTTAAAGATATCTTGTATGCTTTTCATGTTTTGTTCTTCCTTTTTTTATAAGATGCGAGGTCTTTCTTTAATAAATTGCATTAGATTTTCTTTTTTACTGCATCTGGTAGATTCTTCAAGATTCTCTTAAAGATATTGGCAGTACCTCTAAGTGCACGATCATATGTTTCTATAATTTTAAAGCCGTTTGATGATAGGCTTTTCTTATTGCCACCTGTGAAATAAGCCCAGTTGCCAATAATTACAGCATAATCTTCTACTTCAGTGGCTTTAGGATGTGATCTAGATCCACTCCATTCTAAGTATTTAACTTTTGCCTTCTTAACTTCTAGCTTTTCTACTTTCTTAGTTTCTTTCTTGTAGCATTCTTTAAGTTCTTCTAAATCATCAATAGAGCCGTTTTCAGCACGTTCTGAATTAATAGAATAAAAGTCTGTTTCATTACAGAACTTGCCTGTATGATGCCATGAAGAACGCTCCAAGAAGTATCCTGTTAATACCTTCTTAGTATACTTCTTAAGATCTTCTTTTGTAAAATGATCATATTCCGCTACTTCTCTAATAATCTTTTCTTTAATCCATTTTGATAAAGGCATTTCACCATCTTCATACGCTTCTACTGCACGATTGCTCATGCTGTAACCACTATACCCACTATTCATGTTCCACATTTGTTTTTCCTCCAAAAGTCAGTGTTTTGAGTGTTATCGCTTCACTTAGTTTAATTATTTGATTTTGATTAATTTACATGACTTCTTTAAACAATCACAACCAATTGGGAATTCATATTCATCTGATAAAGTCCAATATGTTTCTTTCCCACATATTGCACAAGTATCACTATATTTATTTTTTGAAACTCTTACTGTATTACCTTCTTGAGTATCATTTTCTTCAAACATCTGTCTATTTTTTAAGATTTTTTCAATCTTGTATAATCCTTCTTTCATTTTACTTACCTCATTTAACACTCAACCATAAATTCATTATCTAATTCAATCATTGCACTGTTGCAATCACCACGCTCAATATTAGTTATTGCTTTCATTGGTGTGTGATTGAATTTTAAGAAATCTCTAATTTCATAATACTTGTAATCTTCAAAACTTAATTCTTTTAAACGTTCCTTAATTTGCTTGATTTTCATATTTGTTACCTCTTTCTTTCTACAACATTATAATATCATAATATAATAACGATTGCAATACTTTTTATCACATTTTGTTTCTTTTTGAAACATTATTTGCCGTAGAACATTTTCATGAGATCTTCTTCTGACCCATAGCCATTTTGGTCGTATTTCTTCTCTGGTTGTTTCGCCTGCTTTGTGTATTCATCTTTCAATGGGAAGATTCCTTGCCAGTTATGCGTTATTGACTGATTAAGAATAGCAATCTTTGTCGTGTCGTTATTTCCCAGTTCATCAAGTTTCTTCAGCATGAGTTTAAGAGCATACTCTGTCATAGGTTTCTTGATAAATGATCTCATCTGTACAAATGCTTTCAATGCATTCTGAAGTTCTTCATTTTCTGTGTATTCTGTAATCTGTTCATCATATGACTTCGACGTTCTCTTTCTTTCTTTCTTACTTACTATATTATTTGTATTATTATTTGTATTATTATCTGTATTACTTTCTTTCAAATTCTGAATATCAGCATTACAATTTTTTATATTCTGCCTTTCAAAATTTGAAAGTCTGCTTTTCAGTTCTCGCTTTCTTCCATCAAAATTTTGAATGTATAAGTATCCACATTCAATAAGTTTTGAAATTGCTGTCGATACCTTCGTTTTACTGCATTGACAGAACTCTGCAAGATGCTCGTTACTTGCATAGCATCCCTTTTCGCATTGGTCTAAGCTGTCAATTTCCATAAGAATAACTTTATCAAGTGCATTAAGCCTAGTGTCTAGCCACACTTTCTTTGGAATCCATACGCCCTTGAAGTCTCTGCTTTCGTTCATGTTTTTGCTTCCTTTCTTTTCTACTTTACGATTTTCAATGTGATTTCCCTTTAATAACAGAAAACCGTATCACATTAAGTCCGCCAACCTAATGCAATACGGTTCATGTACCTATTCAGTTTAATTCACTGCTATTCAGCAATGGCGGTCACTGAATAGGTGGTGTAGATTTTTGCTACTCTATAATATTATCATCATAATGTGATTATGTCAACACATTTTGCCGACTTTCGTTTCTTTTTGAAACTTCTTGATGTCTTTACTCGTAACGATGCTGATTGTGTAGTCTGGATGTTTGTATTCGAACAGTTTTTGCTTTAAACGGAAAACGTCCGTAATTACCGCTGTAGAGCCTTTTACGTCCTCGATGATATAACTATCATCTTCACACAAGATGTACCTGAAATCGGCTTTATACACGGTTCTACGCCATGTCTTGCCATTCTTCTTGAATGATGGTATAAGCTCAAAAGAAGGCTGTAATTCCAACCCTCTTATAACTCCCGCACGTTCCAGAATCTTCAGCTGTGCATACCGTTCAGCTTCAAGCTTTGAATCAAACTTGATGCCATCAGCAACCGTCTTTGTATTGTGATATTTTCTATACAATCAAATCACCTCACAGATAAGATTTTCCGAAAATGTCGATAAATTCATCTGTTGTCCATGCATACTCGTCCATCGCTCGTTCCTGCCCCAACTTTTTCAGATACATATCAAATTCATGCCCTTTTCTGCAATGCACGCCATACTCAGACATGTTGTGATCTTCAGGTCTGATGAATACGACAAGACCATACTTGATTGATTTTTTGCGGTTGGCAGTGCCGAAAAAAACCTCATGCCTATGTGTGCCCTCATAACGCTGATTGCTGTAATAATATGTGTGACCGTTAGCCTGATACATGCCATTAGGCATAATTGAATCTCTCAACTAATCACCTCCTATGAATTTCAGTTGTGCAATCTCTGACGGTGTTAGCGTTGGTATTCCTACCTCTTCGCATTCGCTTCTTACACCATCAAGCAATATAGCAAACTCCTTAGAATCCATCTGGGAACTGCCTTTATAAATCTTGTAATGTGTGAACTCCTTGCCGTTTACTTTGCCTTTGCCTATCTCCTCATAGTACTTGAAATAGCTATGTAGGCTCACATCTGAACGAATGCTAACAACCTCATACTGCCCATATCGTTTAAGCATAAGAAAGTGGCATTCTTGGTTATCCATTCTCATAACGCTAGCCAGTTGGTTGAGTAAAGACCAGTAGTACGCATTGGCTGTCAATGATCTTTTCGATTTCTTCTCTTTGATCTCGTACAGTTTTTCTGCATCCTGCTGGTCGAACAACCACTGGATGATAGCTTTCGCATTTCCTATCATACAGTTATTACCACCTAGAACGGAAGGTTACTGTTATCCATTTCGTATTCTTTATTCCCCCAGTCATTATAAGAATTGCTATTATTTTGAACGCTAGGGCTATCAGATGGCATTTCACGGTTCTTAGTTTCTAGAAACTCAACATGATTAACTAATACTTCTGTAACATACACTGTTCTCCCATGACTATCTTCGTAATTTCTTGTTCTGATAGAGCCGTTTAATGCGATTCTATCTCCTTTATGAACGTACTGCTCTAAAAGTTCAGCCGTCTTTTTCCATGCCACGCACTGAATGAAATCTGCTTCCTGCCCGTCATTTGTCTTGAAGTCTCTGTTGACGGCAAGAGTGAAACTTGCAACAGCCGTGCCATTTCCTGTCCTTCTTAGTTCAATGTCTCTTGTAGTACGTCCAATTAATACAACTGTATTCATTTTTCGTTTTCCTCCAAAATTTTGTCGCCAATTTCTTTAAGGATGCATTTAAACATGAAATTCTCAATAGTGGTATGCTCTTCCATAGATTTTATCGCCAATTTTTTCAAAAATTTACCATTGCATGAAATAGTAAATGTATACATTTCATCGTCTTCTGCGTTGGTTACTTCTTTTGGCTGTATATCCGCTGTGTTGGTTACTTCTTTTGACTGTATATCCATATACTCGCTAGGTTCAATCTTATAAGCATAAGTTAATACATCGCTAACGTGTTTGTTTAGAAAATGCCTTTGTAAAACATTTTTTTCGATATATTCTGGATAATATCCGCACACTATAGATAATTCTCTTTGCTTGATTCCATTATCTTTTAAACATTTTCTTAACTTTTCAAAATTTACGTTTTCAATTTTTTCATTGCATCTCTTTCTCATATTTTTTCCTCATCATTTTTTATTCAAAAATTCGTTAATCAATTCCCACGCCATGCCCTCGTTTACAGGGCTGTCAATAACTTTCCTGATGCCATCCCTGAGATGTATGATCTTCAGAAATTTTGCATCAACTCCGTAACTTTGCATAAGTCCGATTCTATATAAGTTCAGCTGATATGCGATCTTTTCCTTATTCAATGCGCTGACGGTTTTTATATCCGCAATCCCTGTCTGTCCGTCAATCAGCATTGTCATGTCCAGTCGTCCACATGCTATCGGCATATCATCCTTGAAAATCACAATCGGCAACTCACTGTCCAGAACCTCGAATCCGTATTGTTTCTGCAAAAACTTAAAGTTTCGCACTGCTTCGCTTCCATCATCATAGCCAGAAACATTAAAGTTTTCGATTGCCTTATGGACTGCCGTACCTCTTTGAGCCGCATTATTCAACACGGCAGGAGGCACGCTTGCATAATCGTTTTTATACTTCACGCCAAGAATCTGTGTGACTGAATCAACAATACAACCATCAACTAGATACTGATGTATATCATCAATAAATTCCACTATATGTCCTTTAATGTTCCATGTTGTTATTTCTTCCATAGCGGTCTCGACCCCTTTTTTCTTATAGTAACGTTCTTTTGTATTAAAATATCCCTAACTCTTGTATCATGTACGCCAAATTCGTTCGCTATATCTTTCCATATTTCTTTCATTGTCAGCTCCTACTTCACTGTGATGCGGATGTATGGTTTCACTTTTGAGATTTTTGCGTACAAGTCGTATACATCAGGATTCTCTTCCTTAAAAGTCTTGATGTTAAACTTTTCTGTGTCATGCTCTGGAATAAATGCGATCTTCAGAAACTCGTTGTCAATCTTTAATACTCCATATGTCTGCATAGCATCAAGAATTTCTTTCTTCATGCTGTCCTGCTGTTTCTTAATCTCTTTCGCCTGCTTCTCAAGGCTTACAATCTTCTCACATACTTCTTTAGAAAAAGTAACGTCTGATCCTGTTCTTTCAATAATATTAGCCATTGTTTTCATCCTCGCTGTAGTCAAATTTAACAAAATTATATTTGCCGATAACTCTTTTGATTGGCTCGTCTTCTGCACCTGCAAGAACACGCAATGCTCTTTTCACATCCTCACCACATGACATGCAAACTGCAAGCACGGTTGCCTTTTTTTCTCCGAACTGCGTATCAACCAGAACCTCGTCGCCTTCCTCAATATTGGAATAAGCAGGTGAATAAAACAGGTATTTTTTACTATTGCCAGTGTGCTGGCATACTACAAATTGTTCAATTTTACTCATGACTGTCCACCTTTCTATGCTTCATGTTCTTACTAATCAACTCACTTGCCTTCGACATCGGCATATCTTCCAGCTTTTCGATATTGTTCATCTTTAACAGCTTTTCAAGATTCTCGCCTGTATAAATCTTGCTCAATACTACGATCTGTCTTGGTGACGCCTTGCGTTCCGTGCTGTTCGTTGCTTCATCATCATTGCCATCCGTATCTTCCTCTGTTGCCATTCCAAGAAATGCACCTAATGAGTAACGCTTGCGGTATGTGATCTCTGCGCCCTCGTCCTGTATCTTCGCACCTTCCTTTACTGTAAACGGATAAGTACTTGTTTCAAATACGTGACCGCTCTTGTGTACCAGAATACAGCGAACACCGTTTATGCCGTTCTCATCAACTCCAATGGGCTGTAATAGCGCAAAATTCTGATTTTCCTTGATTTTGTTTAAAATGTTGTCTAATGGCACATAATCAAATGCCTTGCGCATCCATTCCCCTGTTTTTCTGTTCTGCACAGAATAGTTGACCTGTGCAGACTTTTCAAGTCCTCTTAACTGATTTACTAGCTCGATTAAATCAGTTGCGACTTCTGTTGTAATGTTTTCAAATCCTGTCATTTTTCTTGTTTTCCTTTCTTTTTGAAACATCAATTTCATACTGTTTAATAATTTTGATTAATTCTTCTGCTTGCCCTCTTTTTACGATTTCTGCTACGATTTCAAACATGTTTTCAGCTCCCAATAATCAAATTCGCATATTCATATCCAAATACTTTGCAGAACACTTTGACAAGCTCTGTAGAAGGATTATGTGTTCCTTGCTCAATACAAGCATAATGGCTCGTTGATATTCCAAGCATTTCTGCAACGTCCTTCTGAGTAAAACCCTTTGAAATTCTGAATGCTTTCAATTCTGCTCTTTTCATTTCGTGCCCCCTTTCATGCATTACATTATAAACCCTTGTAATCAAATTGCAACTACTTTTAATCAAAAGACGATTATTTTTTATTGTTTCAAATAGCTACGGTGTGTTATCATCGAAATATAATCTTTTTAGGTGGTGTAAAGAATAATGATCAACAATAAATCAATCGGAAGGAAACTCAAAGAACTACGCAACTCACGTAACCTTAGACAGTCTGAACTTGCTGAACTTGTCGGGCTTTCAAGACCTGACATATCAAATATTGAGTCTGGAAAGCGGTCTTTAACCCTTTCAACTCTGAAACGTTTTTGCGAGGTTTACGGAATTGATATATCTTACTTTGGAATTGATACGTCAAGCTATGATGAAACGACAGACCTCACACTACGCATCGAGTCTCTGTTTCACGATCTTCCTGAACATGAGAAGGATGAACTGTATCTGAAGATAATGAAACTGTACCTCGACAGCAAGAATGTTTCTGATTGAAACCATCTGTCGAAAAAAAAGAGTTGTCTAACTCATATTCAATTTTGAGATCTTCCTGTTCAGCATAAAGATTAAACAGCAAAGAATAGAAACTTTCAGCGTCCATATGCTCACCGCCTTTCAATGGCTAGTATGGACTGCTTTTTTTATTTTCAATCAATCGGAGGGATTTTTTATGAGAAAAAAACTGCGAGTGGCAGGATATGCTCGTGTTTCCACTGACGAACAAAAAAAATATGGATACTCAATACAGGCACAAATTGACGAAATAACGCAATGGTGCAACGACAACGGTCATGACCTACTACATATCTACATTGACGAAGGATTCTCAGCAAGCACCATGAAACGCCCACAACTGCAATCCATGCTGTCTAACTTGAAAAATCTTGATGCCATAGCTTTCACACGTCTTGACCGTCTTTCACGTAACGTTCTTGAAGCTAACAAGATGCTTGAACTTCTTCAGCAAAACAATGTTGCCATGATTTCCATTTGTGAGGACGATATCAATACGTCCACTGCGAACGGATTGTTTATGTTCAACCTAAAAGTCAACCTTGCAGGGAATAGAAGTTTTCTTCAAGTAAAAAGCAGACATTTCTGCCTGCCCTTTACTAGGAGAATTTATGACCAATGTAAGCCACATCTATAATATACATCAATCAATCACCGAATGCAAACGGTGATTTTTTCTTTACTAACATTATGTGACCTGTAGGCTATAACAAGTTAGTATAGAATTTTGCAAATAAAAAAAACAGCCCGCCGAAAGCTCCGACAGGCTGAGAAAGGAATGCAGTGAACATGAAACACTGCACTAATAGTATACCATGATTTTGTTTAATGTCCAACCACTCTCGTTATAAAAATCGCATTTTCTGCTGAATATACTGAGCCGTTGCTTTTCAGAGTGATCTGATAATTCTGGCTAAACGTGATCATTGACCCCGACACACTAACAAGAGCGAACTTTGCATAGTCATAATCGGCAATATAATGAATCGTTCCTAAATGCACAAGTTTTCCGTTAGGGCCGAATACCTTCACACTGCCACAAGCATTATCACCAGACGATCTGTAAAAGATTTCAAGATATGTGTAATTTTCTGCACTGTCTGACAATGTGACAGTTCCTGCTGTTCCATTTGCACTGTTATAAAGCACCTTGCCACTAAGGCACACTCCATTGACTTCAAAGCTGTTATTGTGCTTTGGAAAGCAATTCACACCGAAGCTGTATTTCTTAATGTCAAAATAAGCAATAGGAATCCCCTTCGGAAGAATCAGATTGTATGTTGTTTTTCCTATCAGGTCAGAAACCTCAACCTGAACGTTCCATTCATACTCGTTATCGGCCGTAAAATTCGTATCGGTGTTATCCTGAATTGTCGTGTAAGTGCTATATGTGCTGTTTGCAACCTTCTTCGTGCGGTACTTAATCGTTACCTCATTTTTTCCACCGATTGACGCATAGTTGGCATTGACATTTAAGATGGTTTCTGAATAATAATTGCTTTTGCGGTTCAACTTGATGATTGCACTTGGCAATGTCCAGTCGTACACAAGCACCGTGATATCACTGATGCCCTCGTTTCCCCTTGAATCCGTCAATTTAACGGTCGCTTTTGCATCGGATGATATATTTACCATACCAACGTTTATAACGCCTGTAGAGCCGTTTAACGTGCCTGTATAAGCATTTCCATTTATTACAGCAGTAATTGATTTCAACGTTGCACTGTTTAATGCCTGCGCATTGTTTACGCTGATTTTCAATGTCGAGTTATTCCTGATAATGTACTGATTGTTTTCTGTAATTGCAACCGTTTTAGAATTTGAATCCTCATATTCAACATTAAATGTAGGATTAGAATTTACAACGTGCGCAATGATTGTACAGCTTGACGTACCTATAACCGCACTGCCACTATACGTTGTGACCACAATTTCGCCTGTCATTTCATTGCTGTTTGGCATTTGTGCATACAGACTCGATGCTATCTTGTCCGTATCCAACGATATATTATCCGTTACACCAGTGCCGATAGTATATCTGTATGAACCCAACTTCAACACAGCGGTGTGCGTAAATACGGTTGACTTGCGGTTCATATGCACAACAATAGTATCGCCGATATTAAAGTTTGGAGAATTGTTAGGCCATGTGTTCAGACTTGGCTGTGATGCTCTGCCAATATCGGGAAGGCTCCAACTTCCAGAACCTTTGCAGTTTACAGCCGATGTATAGATTGCGCACTCTGCATATGCACTGAATGACTTTGAGCCGTTGGTTTCATGCCCGATTGCAAGCTCTCCGGATGCAACAACCGTCCCAGTGTATAACTTAATTCTTGTGTTTGACTGATAAACTGTAGTCCCATTTATAACGCATTTGAAAGGACCTGCCATGTACCAATAACCCGACTTAATTCCTGCACCCTTCAACGTCCATGAAATGACGGATTGATTGTTAGAGACACTCTGATTTTTCAACATCCAGTCGAACTGTAGGCACGCGCCTTCGTATGCTGATGTCTTAAATGTTCCTGATGTAGCCATATTACACTCCTACTATACCGATGCCGTCATTTGTAACAGTATCGCCATCTTTTACAATGATTGGAATAAACCTTGCCTTGTTACATAACGTGATTTCTTCCTCAATGACAGATTTTTTCTGATGAAACTCGTCTCCTGAAACCCAGAATGTTTTAGCCCCTGTGCGGTCATATCCTGCAAAACCAACTGAATTATTGACCACAAGATATGAGCCGTCAAGCCCATACATGATCAGCCCGTTTTTGTCAAGCTTTGCAATCAGATTGTTTGCTTCATCATATACTTCAATCTGTCCATTCTGGTTGAGGTTTGAGCCTAGTTTCAACGTTCCGCCCTTTATTATATCAGCCACTAAATTTATAACGTTGATATGTTGCATATTCAGCACATTATCAATCGTCCAAGCACTCTCGAATGTTCCATTGATTCCAGTGCTTGAAAATGCAATACCACCGCTGTTAATCATAATAACGTGGTGAGCTTCTTCCTTTGGCAGTGTATCAACAACCAGAATCTTGTCGCCTTCATAAACTACATACGAATTGCCAAGCATTCCGAGTATTGAGTCCTGAGCCTGCTGAATTGCATCTGAGAATATCACCTGTAAGTTCGCATTGTTTTGTTCCACGCTCTGCTGAATTGTTGAGCTTACTGTTCCCATAAGGTCAGAAACTTTCTGTTGAAAATTCCCAAATTCAAGCTCCGTATACTTACGAAGAATGCAATCATACTCATACGAAATAACATGCGTTGTAATATCAACGCCCATTGGTTCGTCAATAACTTCGATTGTATCGCCTATGTCAGTCAGCTTTTCAACATTTGCCTTTAACGTGTAATTTACTTTTGGAACGCAGTTTTCATCGACATATGCCTGCCCCTGCTTTCTCAAATCCTCAACCAGTGCGTTATTGTATGCCACCTCATCAAGATTGCCGTCAGCATCCTTGTAAAGGTCTTGATCAATATTTTGGTTGAAAGACACGACTTTTGTAAATGGAATGTCATACTGCGTCTTGCTGTAAAGGTAGACTTCATCCAACAACAATCCATCTTTCCCAACTGGCATGAGCTTTGTGACTACATCATCCCAGTTCGCTGTACATGTCATTTCCTTCAGATTCTTTTTGTAGCGTACCGTAACCCCGTTATCTCGTCCAATCGTGCTCATGATTCCGAACCTGTAATTGTCACGCACAAAGTGTCCGCCCCAACGTTCCAGAACCGTGCTAAAAGCGTCATACAGCGATGTTCTAACACATCTATATGAATCTACCATGGCAATGTCAGATACCACCTGAAACGGGCTAGGATTGTCCGTAGCCCTGTTCAGATGATCCATCGCATCATTGCAATTCTTGTCAACCACATAACTGTCTGCGATCACATAGTTTTGAGCATCATACGATATATGCTGTGCTTTGAACGTGATCTTGTGTTTTGTCTTTTCTGGATTTTTAATGCGAAATGCCTGTGCACCCTGTGGCGTATCTGCAACGATGATTCTATTTGCTGTCAGAATGTCAACATATGATATGTCTGCCTCAATATTCAGATAGAATTTGCCGTTATCTTCCTTATGAACTTTTGCCTTGAATGGTCGGATAACCGCATCACCATTTGATTTAAATGTTTTATCAGTAGGAGAAAATACTCTAATCATTTAGTTCCTCATTTCTTAGCATGTTATATCTTTATGCCGTTCTCTTCCACATGTAGACAGCTAAATATGGTGGCATATTGTTATGTGCTTTTCCTCCACCTGCATTTCCAGTTGCGTTGCCATCTTCGTTTTTAGTTGCTTTTATGTTAGGCACGATATTAGTAGCTTCTTCCGTCACACCTACACACTTAGCCCCCATATTGGTTGATATGCGAACAGCGTTCTTGTTGACAACCAATGTATAGTCGTTTGTATCATGATTATGCTCAGGCATTTCGTCAATGCCTAATTTATGATAGTATTGGCCACCTGTTTCACCATTTGCAAAGTCTGGTTCTCCTACCCCGATTGAGCCAAAAGTTGCATTAGTGTTTGTTCTCATGTTTGTCCCTGCTCCAATTAGAAAACGTCCTTCCAGCCTTTCCCACGTTCCACAAAACAGTGTTGATGGATTAGTACTATTTACGCTCATGTAAATAGAGCCAACTGGATAAACTACATTGATTGTCTCTGTTTTGCTAGCTGTTATTTTTGCTTTTACCTTGCCCCAAAAGTAGGCAAGTCCTGTTTCGTCTAAAAATGCCATTTTTTAATCCCCCTTATACGCATATTGCATCAATTTGTGCATCCTCGATTGCTGAATATGTTCGTTGAGTGAACGTAAACGTTGTTCCGTCTAGTGCCGTTGCTGTAAATGTCGTCCCTGACCTTGTAATGCTTTTTATTGCCTTTGACTGATCGTAGTTCGCAACGTTGCCTAGACCTACTTGTGATTTAGTGACTACGTGCGGATTGCTTTTATTGCTTATATGGCTTCTGGCTGTGGAATCCTTTATCGCATATGTTGTGCCACTAGGGACTTTCAAACTTGATATATCAGCCATTCAAGCACCCCCTTTATTTTGTTGTTATCGTTGCGCTTGTGCCTGTAAACGCTGGTGCGGATGCACTAGCGGACTTAATGCCTGTGGCAACCGTTACCGCTGTTCCTTTTGTTGGTAAAGAACCTGCTGAAAATCCAAGTGTTAGAACCTCATTTGAAACCGATGCCGTGAAACTTGGCAATGTGCCTACACCAGTGATAGGCGTAACACTCGCTGTATTTACAGCAACCGAAACAGTCGGTGCGGAAACTGAACCTGCTGGTGTATATGATGCACTCGCAGAATCCTTGAATGCCAGTCCCTTGAGACTGCCTGTACTACCAAACTCGTGCCACTTTTTGTCTGATGTAGACCATACAAATTCAAGCTGTCCGTAGATTACAACGTCACCGTTTGATGGCGTATAATCTGCCTCATTGATCTTGATTGGTGATGTGCTAGAACCATTCTCAAGTTTCGTTGTTGTAACTCCTGCGTAATGCATAGCACCTGTTCCAGAGCCCTTAAGAATACTGATTTCACTTCTTGCTGTTGCGTCTTTGATGTCGTAAGTGACTCCACTAGGTAATGTAATTTCTGAAATATCTGCCATTTTTATTTTCCTCCTATAATAAGATTTTCTTTACTAATAGTATACGTCGTACCACTGTCCCACTTCATCCTGTCTGTACGTGATACGTGCATATCTGCATTTTTTTCATGTGTGTTTATTTTGCTGTTCAAATTTTCAAATTCTTTTTTTGCTTCGCTTGCGCTCTCAATATCATAGTCTGCAAGCGATTTGCTTCCTTTTACTTCAACATTGTTGATTTTAGGAATATTTTCTAACTCGTTATAATCGTCTATCCCATCTGTCCCAATAACTGAAACGCTATCCATTTTTACGGTTAAATAATCATCATCCGCAAGCATGATAATTTTGTAAACATCCATGCTTACACTCCTTTTTCGGTATCACCCGCGAACGTGACTTCTTCTGTGATAATCAGCTTGCCTATAAACGTCTGATGTATCTTGTCACATTTGATAAGCTCAATGTCATAATAATAAGTTCCGTAATCAATGCAATCTGTATCTTCTGGCATGATTGAGAATGAATATACATTTCCGCTTTTAGTTATCGTTCCATCAGTCAGTTTTTTCTGGATGATAATTCTTCTCGATGATGTATTTGCTTTTACCGTAAAAGTGATTTGGGTAAATTCTTTGCTTACCTCTGTATCGTTTGCATCACGAACGGTAAAATGAATATTTCTAATGTCCCCTCTAGGCATTTTAATATGTTCCATGTTACCACCTACCCTTTCATTATAACATCAATGTCAGTGTTTAATATACGAGCAATATCACCCCACTCGTATGCATAATTCGTGTTGCTTTTCTTTTTCAAAAACTGTCCTGTTGAACCACCTGCAGGAATTCCTTCCCCTTTGTCACCTTTGACACCCTTTTCGCCTTTAAGCATAAGTATTTTCACAAGCGGTTTTTTGAAAAAATCGTTCATACTAGTTCACCCCTATCGTTACATCGTTATGAATTTTTAACGAGCCAATCAGTATTGAGAACACATCGCCATTGATGCCAATTTGCAAATCGTAATAATAATGCCCCGGCTCAACACTTACCGTATCTTCAGGAGCCACACGTACTACATAGTACAGCTTTCCATCTTCCTGCTTTGCAAATGTGATGCCATGCTCTAGCGACTTTTTGAATATCGGCGCATCATCATCAAAGTTCTCTTTGCATGTGAAGTATGCACTGTCCAGTTTTTGCAAGGCTTCGTCATACTCAACCTCGAAAGCAAATGCCAATGTGTCGCCTCTAATCATTTCAAGATTCATCTTTTCCATCATATCCACCTCGAATGTTTTTCAAACGCAATATAAGTCAATTCTCCATCCCATGACACGGAGTTAGGCCCAACTTTAAGAACGAACTTGTCATAATTGCCGACAACGTATCGGTTCATCAATACATCATCATTGTACGCCTCAAGTCTTCCTGTGTCTATAGTGATTGAATTTGATGCGCTCATATCAATTCTGAACAACTGCATATCATTCAACGACAGATTGATAATCCCTGTTCCTTTGATGTGAATAACTGGCTTTGATACATAATTGCCGTTATTTCTAACTGTGATAGCACTTGTCGGATTGCTGAACGCCTTCAGTTTCTCGATATTGCTGTATTTGAATGGTTGTACATGGTACGTGATCTCAGCCGTTCTGAACCTCATAAGTCGTTCATAATCAATCGCATCTAGAATATCGTACAAGTAGTATTTTTCTAGCTCATTTGAAAACGTGACCATTCCGCTTGAATTAAAAAACGTAATAATATCATCAATATCATAATCGCCAAACAGACCGATTTTCATTTTTTTGTCATAAGCTGAATATCCAAGCCTTGTGATCACATCACCGTCGCGCCCATCTATCTGCTCAATGTTTGTACGCATCAAAGGTTTTGTGATCGGTGGCAATTCCTGTATCAGCAATCCTTTTAAATATCGGCTGTCTTTTCCATTTTGAATAACGTAATTTCTCATATTTTCACCGCCCTTATTCATAAATAAGTTTTGTAACAGTCTTATCCACGAAATGGCCCATTTCTTCATCGTCCATCTCGATTTTAACCTGTGATAGTGCATCCTTGAATGCCTCAACCATGTTGTTATAGTTTCCACCACTTGCCGAAACACTGCCATTAGCATTGAATGCGTCAGACATTCCACTCGCCAATGCTTCTGTCTGACTGATAAGCTCAGGGCTTGCCTTTCTTAAAGAATCACTCAATCCATCGACCATGTCAGGCATCCAGCTTTCGTATTCAGCCAATGGCCCTTCGTCTGGTCTTGAGAAATGAAGAAATGACTTGATTTTATTTGCAACATCAGTCACCGCACTTGTGACATGATGAATCGCATTTCTAATGCCATTTGCAATACCCTTAGTCATATCAACACCCCAATTATACAACTGACCCGGAAGACTTCTGATTTTCCCGACAATGTTATTTACAAGCCCAGATGCTGCATTTGCTCCTGCTTGTGCCAACTGTCTCGCAAAATTCCATGCGTTATTCAATGTGTTTGACAGCCAATTCCATACAGCAGACGGAAGACCACGAATGAATGATACAACGCCATTGACAAATCTAGAACCTGTCTCAAAAGCCCTAGAAACCATGTTAGAAGCCCAATTCTGTACGTTGCTTATAACATTACCAAGGAATGTGCCAATACGTCCAGGAAGTGCCTGAAACCACGATATGAGGTTGTCTATGAATCCACCAACTGCCGTGATTGCATTTCCGACCGTGTCCTTGAATGCATTCCACACACTTATGACGGCATTTCGGAATCCCTCATTTGTATTCCATAATGTTACGATTGTTGCTATTAGTCCTGCAAGCAACGTAGCAACCAACATAATTGGGTTGGCATTCATTACACCGTTAAGCAATGCTTGTGCAACAGATGCGCCCTCATTAGCAACCTGAAATGCTTTAACTGCTCCAACCACGCCGTTAATCATGCTTGCTACCTTCCACGTCATCATTGCCGTTCCGATTCCTGCAACAAGTGAAATGATCGTATCGCCATTGTCCATGATGAATCCGAATAAATCACCAACACCTGAAATAATATCATCAATGACAGAAACAACAGAATCAATATCCATATTGTCGATTGCATTTGTGATGTTTGGAATCCATTCATCAGAGGCTTTTTTAAGAATCGGCTGTAATGCTTCACCGAGTTTTGAATTGATTGTATCACTCAATGTAGAAAGTCTACCGTCCAAAGTCTGAGACTGTGCATCCATTGACTTAAAGTATTTACCGCCTTCAGAACTTGACCTCTTCATCGACTCCGTGATCTCATCAACTGACATTTTACCTTTTGATATTCTGTCATACAAGCTTTGCATACTTTCTCCTGTATGTTCCGAGATTTCTTGTAACGGGTTGAATCCTGCATCAATCATCATGTTGATGTCTTCAAGCGATACTTTCTGCGCTGAACTCATTTTCCCATATGCTCTCGAAATGCTGTCCAGCTTGTCCGCATTTCCCTGTGAGATATCGCCAAGCATCATCATGCTGTCAACCGCATCATCAGCACTAAAACCATAGTTCATCAGCAAAGATGTTGCATCTGCCAACTGTGGCATATCAAATGGAGTTGTTGCTCCAATATCAGCAAGCTTTTTGACTGTCTCGCTCGCATTGTCTGCTGAACCTGTCATGACCGTAAACGATGTAGTGTAATACTCCATTGACTTCTGATAGTCAACTGCACCACCTACAAGTCCCTTGAATCCATCAACAACCTTGCTGATTGCCTGTGAAGCAAGATTAGCCATCGTACCCTTTAGTACTGTGAAACCATCATTAAGGTTTTTTGATGCACCGTCAGCATCACCCATCTTTTTAGACAAATCATCAACCTGTTTTGCGCTATCATCAGATTCTTTGCCGAGATTGTCAATCTCTTTTGTGGTCTTGATAACGTCAGCTTTTGCATTGTTCATCTGCACTGCAAGCTGTGATAGTGATTTCTTGTTATTGTCCTGAGCCGTTGTGCTTTCGTCATACTGCTTTTGAAGTTCATCAACAACCTTTTTCTGTTCTTCATATTCTTTGGTGTTTTTACCAGACTGTGCTTCGATGCTTGCGAGCTTTCCTTTTGCATTTTCTAACTTTTCACCTAATTGTGTATGCTCGTCTGCTGACTGCTTAACAGCATTCTGATACTGTTTGTACTGGTCAGACACTAACTTTAGCTTTGATTTCTGTTCTTCAAGTCTCTTATTCAGCACGTCACTCTTGGCTGTCAACGCATCAGTGCTTGTGTCGTTCTTATCATACGTACTCGTGACGATCTTCATTTCTGAGGATACTTCACGCAAGTTCTGTGTAATCTGTTGTAATGCTCGTCTATATTCGCTCTCGCCTTGCAGCTTGATTGTTCCACCTAATGCCATGCACTCACCCCCTTAAAACCAGTCGTCTTCATGCTGTGATTTCTCATATGCTTTTGCATATGTTGTTCCTGTTTTTTCAAGCATCAATTCAAAGTCAAAATCGTTTTTGTAATGCTTATAGAGCAGATTGAAAGTTGTCAGTGTCAATCTGCCAACCTCATGGAATGTAAAACCAAGTTTGTTACGCCCGATAAAGTAGAACCATGTAAAGTCTATCGGCTCTGGTTCATCTTCATCGGGTATTATGCGTTTTTTTCGGCACTCTTAGTGCTGTCAACGACAACGCCATTCATTAACTGTGCGGATGATTTCAAGCCAATTTCTGTGATCATTCTGCCTACCTGCTTTTTAGTAAGCATCTTTTCTTCTGTACCATTTTCCTCGTTCTCGATGTCAATTCCTTCATTTAGCATTGCCGTGATTCCAAAGATAACAGCCTTTGCGTTTGGCTCACCATTATTTTTTGCACCATCTGTGAGTTTGCCCCAGTATTCAAGTGTTCTGTACTTGTCTTGAATAACTTGCATCACGTTCAAATTGAAAACTAGCTTGTATTTCTTGCCTTTGTATTCAAGTGTTTTTGATACTTCCTTCATGTTTACCCTCCTAAAAAAATAAGACAGGGACGAACCCTGTCTTTAATATTCTTTTTAGACTTAAGCCTTTGCCATCAGTCCTTCAAGATATGTGACAGCTTCAGTCTTTGTATCAAACGTTTTAGATTTTGACCATGTGCCATCTGCCAATGTTGCAACAGTTCCTGCAAGCTCAGTTGTACTGAATGATACGCTTTCACCTTTGGTTGAATCATCCTGTGATGGTTCTGAGAACTTAACTTTGCACAGGAATTCTACCGTGTACTTGTAAGCTCCGTTCACTATCTTTGTAACGATTCTTCCGAAACCTACATATGGCGCAACATCGTTTGCATTTCTGACAAGTTCCTTCCCGTCTTCAGCCACTGTATGCCCCAGAAGGTCTGCCATTGTCTGCACGTCTTCATTGTCGATTCCTACTGTAACAGAACCCTTCTGAAATGAAGTATCGCTCTCAGCCAATACATCATCGGCATACAAAGACGCATCATTGTTGCTGATATCCACCTTACACGAAATAGCCTTGGCTGGCTTTTTCGCATCATCATATTTTGCTGTTCCTTCTTCCGATTCCGTAAGTTTTGAGTATCGGAAGTTATTTAACCCAATTTTAGCCATTTATTCGCTCCTTTCGATTGAAAAACATAATGTCTTGTGGTAATACTTCGTATCATCCTCATACATATCTTCGGATGAACGGTCAGGTTCCCACATAAACCCGACAGCTTTAAGCAATCCTTTTAACGCCTTGATAATCGGCTTGTAATTGCCTTTTGAGTAAATATCAAAATCATAATATTCAACGTAGTTCAGCAGTTCATCATCGCCATGTAACACGCTGTCCGCATCTGTCATTGTGTAAGTGATGTATGTTTCCGAACGTCCATTGTATCGTAAGAACTTGACTGGAATTTTTTTGCCGTTGACCGTAAAATCACTCAATGTTTTTTCAATGAGGTTATTCATCTAACAGCCCCCCGCTTAGATTCTTCTGCGCTTCTTCCATTGCTTTCATAATCTGTGACTTTTTAAAAGACTTTCTGAAAAATGGATGCTTTGGATATTTCCTTTTGTCACTGCCATACTCGAACATATTAGCAACAAGTGGAGCAGGAGTCTTCTTGCCTTCCTTGTTCTTGAAATATCCAGTGATCATAACTTTCGTGTTGATACCATCATCAGATGGAGTTTTATACACACGTGACAGCTTCACGTTTTTTGTGAAGCCTGAACTTTTCAGCGCCTCTGGAAGTGCCGAAATAGCATTCTTGTAAACAACTTCTGCACCTGCTTGTGTCATACCACCAAAGATGTGATCAAACTGCTTGTCGATGTAAGATATATCCTTCAGAACGCTATCATCAATATCAAAAACAATCTTTGCCATCAATGAGTCACTTCCTTCCCCTGTATTTCTAATTCTACGCTGTTTTCATCAACGTTGTTCAAATATTCGATTGTGTATGTCTTGCCGTGAAACTCAATCAGCATATCTCGTGTGATTTCTGTTTTAGGATATCTGATTGTAAAATTGGTGTATGCTTTCTCAAAATCAGAATTGTTTGCAATCAGCGTAAATCCTTTTGTCGTTCTCACGTATGCATATGGTGTAAGAATCACCTTCTTCTGTTCTGTCTGAAAGCCATCATCATCTGTCACAATCACCGTTTTGTAAATTGTGATACGCTTTGAATACTTCCCTGCGTTTAACATTGTTCACACCTCACAACAGATTCACACTGTGCATTGCGAGAATGCTCTGCACCGTGTTGTTCAGGTCTTTACTGTCAACATACATCGTTCTGTTATCCCACATGTCCTGACAAAGAATAAGCACCACTATCACAAATTCAGGATATTTGTCCAGATCATCAATCCCAGTATAGTTTTCGATGAAAGAAGTAGCGATGGAAATAAGCATGGTTAATGTATTTATATCGCTGTCTGTTACTTCGTCCAATCTCAAATAGTCTGCAACGCATTCTTCTGTAATATCACTGACTTTGCTTACTTCCATATTGCTTCACCCTCTTATTTGCCTGCCATCATCACAAGTTTTGCAAGTTTCTGAGTATCGGCAACCTTTGCATCCCACTCAACGAAAGCAAGAATTCCAAGTAGATGTTCTTCTGCATATCTTTCCTGTAATACCTGCATGTTAGCATTTTCTGAAACCTTCACAGCTAGACCAGAGAAGTCACCGTAATAAATGGCTGTTTTTCCTGCAAGCATCTTGTCCATTGCATCAGAACAATAAACATCCTTACCTAGAAGTGTATATCCCCATTTTGCTGTAAAGTCACGGTTCAATAAATAATCGCCTTCATTATCCTTTAACTTTCTGATTGCATTTCTAGTTTCACGGTTCATGATCCATACGGAATTAGCCTGATAGTTGTCGATTACCTTGTCCTGCACATCCATCAGCTCGTCAGATGTAATCTTTGTGGCTGTGGCAGTTGTAACAGTCATATCTGATGTAATGCCCTTTAAACCTTCAACCTTTCCTTCTGTACCGAAAAGAATTTCATGCTCGAAATATAGTGCGATTGCCTGTGCCATTTTTGCTTCGACAAAGCCCACAATATCGAAATTGGAATTGTTGATCAAGCTCTTTGAGATTTTTGCAAGGCAACGTGCAAGGAATCCACCAAGAGTGATCTGGCTGATAACAACCTTACCAGACTCTGCTGTAGTTCCTTCATCTGCATACTGCATCACGATAGAACTATTCTGTGCATCATATTTTGGTAATACTAGATTGCCAGTGATGTTATAGCGGTCTGCCATAGAGAACACAGGTGAGATTTCAATAACCTGTGAAATGATTTCATTCCAAACAGTTGTCGGAATAAGTGTCTTTGCATCGGCAGGCATTGTAGGTGTGTCAGTATTCACAATGCCCCTGATTGCATTTTCAAATGCTTTGTGATCTTTTTCTGCATTTGTCATTTCGACAGGTGCGCTTGGCACTGGCTTCATGCTCATTTCTGCCATCTGATCATACATAGCAACAGTTGCATCAATGTCCTTTACCTCTTTTTCAAGGTTTGTAAACTGTTTTTTTTCGTCTTCAGACGGTAATCTGTTTTCTGCTTTTGCAGTTGTTAGCAGTTTCTCCATCTGAGCGACTTTTGAATTTCGATTTTCAATGAGTTCTTTTACGTTCATTTATTCACCCCTCCGTTTTTCTTCAATGAACTAATAATATTGTCGTATGCTGAATAGTCAAGCACACGATCCTCGACAGGCTTTTTAACCTGTTTTGGCTTTTTCAATGCATCTGGCACATGCTTGTAGTTTCTGAATAAGTCCGTTGCACATGCCTGTACATCCTTCACACTGTCCAATGCGTTCACATTGAAATAATTTCCGATGTACATATCATCATCAGGATTCCCACAGAACCATGTTTCGTTGCCAACCAGTTCTGCGATATTCTCTGCTGTGATTCCTTCTTTTGCCTTTGCTTCATACATTGGCAACATTGTTCCAGACTCAATCAGATTCAATGTGTCAATGTCATGCTGTAGCTCGTTAGCATTTCCATAAGCATATGTCATTGGCTTGTGAATCATCAGCACAGAATTTTTGTAAATATTGAGATCATCTGCAACCATGGCAAGATACGTTGCTGCACTTGCACACAATCCATCAATATATGCATGAATCTTCGCCCCAGTGTTCTGTCTGAATCTCTTTAACATACTGACCATAGCTGAACTTGCAAACACTGAGCCACCACCTGAATTGATGTAAATATTAAAGTCTGTTACACCATTCAAACTGTCAAGTTCTGCCTTGAATGTGTTTGTGTCAATTGCTGTTTCTGACTTTTCACCAGTAAACCAGTCTGGCACGTTCTCGTCAACAATATCGCCATAAACATAAAAATCTGCACTAGTTTTCGTCAGATTCTTTAGGTACTTGTAGTTCATCATCTGCCCCCTTTTTTTTAACTTTCTCAGCCGTTTCTTCTTCATTTCCACCTGTCACCTGTCCAGTGTTTGGCGTGTAATATGTTCCTGTATTTGTGTCATACAATACAGCACCAAGACCAACATTGATCACATCCAAGCCCTCAATATAGTTGAGATTTTCCATTCGGCGCAACTCATTGATAGTCATAAGTCCTGTATCTTTTGCAACTTTGTAAGCATCGAATCTTTCTTTGATGGTTGCTTTCACAATTTCTTTTGTATCGAATTCAAAGAAGAAGTTTTTCTTTTCTTTTTCCAACAGCAACGTGCTGTTGAGTGCTGTCTCAAATGCTTTAACAATCGGATAGATTGCTTCCTTAAATGTCAGATTGAAGTCACTGTGAATATGGAATACTCCATTTATTTCATCCTGTAAAGTCTTCTTGCTTTCGTTTAACTGCATTTCAACGGAACTATTTGATGATTCCTGAAACTTGATGCCGTTGTTTAAAACCATGACATTATCGGTATTGTTCGTATATAGTCGTTTCCATGCATCCTTCAGTTTATCGATTTCTTCCTGCCCTAAACGTCTTTCAGCCTGTAGAAACCCTTTTTTGTTACCACCTGTCTTGACTAATCCAAGCTGATAAACCAACGTACTGTATGCCGTTTCAAGGGCCTTTGAGATTTCTTCAGTCAATCCTTTTCCGCTTGCACCATCTTTGGTATTTCTCAACAGCTTGATCATGTTCCAAGGATATATTTTATTTACCCCAACATAAAACTGTACGAAACGGTTCATCGGGTCGGAATTTGACCAAACAGTCACATCAATATCTGGAATATATTTCAGCGCCGTTACGTTGTTCTGTCTGTCTCTTTGGATAAAACAATATCCACCCTTACCAAGTAAGTAATCCTCGACCATGGCTTTTTTTGTCTGAAACCCGTCAAGCGTGTTTCCTGTGTCACCGTTCAGCATTCGCACACGGCTGTCTCTCTGGACTTCTTCAACCTTGCCGTTCTTGTACTTGTAAAGCTTCACAGGCATGGACGCAATCGAACCGCTGATAAAGTCAACGGCCCCTGATACGGCAGGAAGTGTCAGCGCCTTATCCCTCGTGATTGTCTCATTGTTGAGCAATGCCGATAACAGCACATCGTCAAGCTGAACACTTTGATCGTTAAGATTTATTTTGTTCTTGATTCTTTTCTTAAATAGTGCCACTCTCATTACCGCCCTTTGTTAGTATTTTCTATTTGAAACATTTTTACACCCATATATTAGCATAAATGCACGTTTATATCAATCAAATCATCTGGAATGTGAAGTCACCTTCATTCAGGAAATAATCCTGCTCAAGAAGGTAAATTGCATTGATAAGTGATACAACCATATCAACCTTGCCATTGCTCTTTTTCTTGCTCACATACATATTTTTGTTTGTGTCATATGCACATTTCGCATTCTGATAATTGATTTCAAGAAGTTTGTTTTCTGTGTATTTGAATTTCTGTTTAAGTATTGCTTCTTTCATCCTCTTTGTCGGAGAATGTAGCACGCTTGAATACTGCTTTATCTGAACCGTATTATAGCCCTCATTAGCCAATTTCTGCGCTGTGCTTAATGCATTCCATCTATCATATCCAATCGCCTGTATTTGTACGTTATAACGGCTCTCAAGGCTCAAAATGAACTGCTCAACAAACGCATATGAGATAACTCTGTCACCGCACGCAAACACCTTATCACTCTTCAATAATTCCTGATAGTTCACACGCTCTGATATTGTTTTCTCTGTGATCCTGTCTGCTGGAATGAATGCAAAACTTTCTGCAAGAATGTTATCATCATCATCTACAGAAACCATGGCAACAGATGTATTATCATTCGACTCTGAAAGGTCGACACCTAAATATACAACTCTGCCGTTCCAGTCAATGTCAGCAACCTTGCACGCCTGAACATCCTTAACATCAATGAATGTTTCTGTTCCCTGACCTTGATAAATGATATTGCAGTGCTTTGTAACAAAGTTCTCTCGCTCGTTCTCAATGGCAATGGCTCTCGCACGCTTCTTGACAAGATCATCCCAGATTTCAGGTATTTCCAATGATGCAGGATTCGCCTGCTTCAAAACAAGATTGTCTGTTTCCCAGTCTGATGTTTTGTCTGGCTCATACAACAGTGCAAAAACAGTATCGTCTTTCTCGATGCCATCAAGAACCTTCTTGGCATACGCGACCTCGTCCTCGAAAGGATTGTCAATTGTCGGATATTTTGTACTGATAACGAACCCTAATTTGTTAACAACGTTTAGCTGTCCAGATCTCATTGCTTCGACAGGATAACCGTTTGGCAATGCTCCAACTTCATCTGCAATAAATGCATTCGGCATACGTCCGTCCATACGGTTGTTACTGTATGCTAACGGGATCAACGTATTTTCATTCGGCTTGAATTTGATGTAGTCCCTTAACAACTTGAAACGCTTTGTTCCTTTATATTCATAGATAAGCGGACTGCTTTTAATTGTGTCAGATATTGCTTCTTTTATCTCTCTTGACAATGCACCATCTGGTGCAACTGAAAAGAACTTTGAGAACCTAGGCTCAGTAAGAAACAGAATAATAAAGATTGTTCCAACTGTATATGTGTTATGTGTTGGCGTGAAATGCTTTCCTGCAAGATATAAATGTTCTCTGTCTGCAACCATGATGCACTTAGAAGGAACTGCGCCGATTTTTTCAATATTGACAATGCTCTTTGCTTTCATTCTGTCGCACAAATGGTCTTTTTGCCTTTCATACTTTCTGTTAAGACGAAATACCCTTGTGCCTTTATCAGCAAAGAACGTAATGTTATAAATATCGCTTATTTCTCTACCGTCAAGCATTGATTTTCTTTTTATAATCTTTGCCTTAATTCCTAAACTGTTTATAAGTTCAAGAACCTGTTCAGATAATTCTTTTGACTTCTGAATGAACGAACATTGTCCCGCCTTTGAACACGTTCCGTCTGTATCCATTAGACCTTGTAACAATGCAAGTCTCTGTTCAACTGACGCACAAAGATATTCAGTTGGAATATGTTTGTTTCCAATTAGATTGAGCTTCCTCAAATTGTAAATAAGACTGTCTTTGCCTATCTGGTTGCTTCTCTGCTTGTCTACTTTGAAATAAGATGCCCTGTCTTTGCAATGATGCAATTCTACTGTATAACCACTTGAACATCTTACGTTTTGCATCATTTCTTCTGCATCAGAATCAGAAACAGTTATATTCGTTGAAACGCTTGTGCCATCTCCAAGCCACACGCCTAAAAGATAAGGGTCAATAGGCAAATCCTTTTCTGGATACTGCACCGCCCCATTCATCGGAACACGATATTTGTATTCTGTACCTTTTCCATCTTTGCGGACTCTTGCAAAATCTTCTGCCATTTCTTCTGTTGTCGTGTCATACCATCCATAAGTTCTGTAAATCTTCCAACTGCCAATATGATGCGATTTTCTCTTTGCTGTGTTTCTACTTGTCCTTGTCTGTACAGTCCAGATGTGATCACAACTTGCCTTGATCTGTTCGCCATCTTCAAACGTCACTAAATACATCGGCTTGTTAAATATCTCAGATTCTCCAATGACCATAGTTGGATTGCCATTTTTTCCAAACACAAAGTCACCGACAGAAATGTCCCGCATTTCCTTCCAACCATTTGGTGTAGGAATTGGAGTGTCAAGACTTAAAGCCTTGAAATTCTTTCTGCAAATTTCCAACAGTCCCGTCTCGTATCTGCGCTTTTTCGGTTTGTCACGATATACAGTGCATAGCATGGCTGTATAAATTAGCCATTGATACCCCGTAGCGCACTTATACATAGATTGTCCTGCTTTCAATCCTTTTGGCATGATAAGCAGTTTCAGAATGTTTTCGATCTGCTGAACCTTCTTTTCAGATACAAAGTACTTTGCGTTTTTTCCTTCTGCAATCTTCATCCACTCTCGCATCTGTTTTTTGACGTATCTCGGTGTGGTTTTCTTTCTGACAGAGTTTTTGCAATATTCATAAGCCTTACTGCTCGTCACTGCCATCATCGTCACCGCCATTTATAAGCTGAAGCAACGGGTCAGTATCACCCTCAGAATTATCATCACTGGAAAATCTCGAAATGATCTTCATTAACGTGCTGACTGTCTTATTTGCACTGTCAGTTGTTCGGTTATAATCCTGAATGGCTGGATGTGAATATACGTTTTTTCTTCCTTTTACATATTCTTTCGTAACCAACACACCGTCATTTTTGATTGACGATTCAAGCTCGTTTAATATTTTCAACTGTACCATGTATCGTCTGAATGTCGTGATGAAAAAGAAGTTTTTATCAACCCCAAACGCTTCTGCTTTCTGTAATATTTCTTCAGCCTGTTCATTTACTGTTTTTCGCATAATTCTCTCACCGCCTTAAATGCACTTTTGATTGTATCTTCCATGTCATAATATTTATACTCTGCAAGCCTTCCAACTGTGATCAATCCATCACGGTCTGCCAGCTCTTTGTACTTCTGATACAGTGCTTTGTTCTTTTCATTCTCAATCGGATAGTATCGCTCTTTCCCGATATCCCATTTTTGCGGGTATTCCCTCGTGATAATGGTTGTTGGTGTTTTCACACCTGTAAAATGCTTGTGTTCAATAACTCTGGTATACGGCACTCTAGCATCTGTATAATTCACGACAGCATTGCCTTGATAATTTTCTTCTTTCAATTCCTCATTTTCAAATTTCAGGCTACGATATTCCAATGTTCCAAAGCAATAACCGTACCATTCGTCAATGGCACCTGTCAGAACCACATTTTTAGCCCTTTCTAGCCACTTTTTATCAGAACATGAACACTTATACCCTGTAACCACTTCAACGCCTTCTAGTAGCCTTTCTACTGCCTTAGAATAACCATCAACTGGAATGCCTTGGTACTTTGCATTGAAATAATTATTGTTGTATGTGAAACGCAACGGAATACGCCTGATAATACTTTTGTCAAGTTCCTTGCATGGCTTGCCCCACTGCTTCTCGGTGTATCCTTTTATCAATTTATCATAAATATCAGTGCCTACAAGATTTAGAACATATTCTTCGAGATTCTTCGGATCTTCGCACGGTATTCTCTGCTCCTCAATCTTTTGCTTTGCTTCTTCTGGTGTTGTAACTTTCCACAGTTTAGAAAATGTGTTCATATTAAACGGAAGGTTATATATTTCGCCTTTGTAATTTGCAATAGGTTCATTGATAAAATTGTTAAAACTAGCGAAGTTATTTACATAATCCCATATGGCAATATCATTAGTTCTAAATATATGAGGGCCGTATAGATGCACATTTATTCCGCTGATTTCTCTGTCCCTAATGTTTCCACCTACAGCATCGCGTTTTTCAAGAATAACGCATTTATAGCCCTTGTCCGTCATTTCCCTCGCAATCACTGAACCACTAAGCCCTGCACCTATAATCAGATAGTCAATGTCTCTCATGCTTGCACCACCTTTCAGATAGAAGCTTTGGCACGGCATTATTCCAACTGATAGTGTGATGAATCCTGAAGTCCGTAATTCCCATAGCTGAAACCTTCACAAATGAAGGGCAACACATGACACTATAGAATGATTTCCTGTATGTTCCGTTCTTCTTGTAAATGTCAGTCATTCCACCAGTATTATGCTGAGTTGCAGGAGTAATCACCTGCAAGCTCGAAATGGTATAGAACAGCTTCCCTCGTGATCCATGCAAGATGCATGATGTAATATCATCGTTCATACGCATAACAAATTGAAATTTGTCTTTTGATTTCAAGAAAAACGATCCCATTGTTTTTCTGAACATTCCTGCTTGGAACCTATCACTGGCAACACCACCTATGTAGTCACTTGATAATGCGAACGATAAAGCAGTCAACGGAGTTGATAAAAATAAATCAAGGCACGCATCGAATACAGCATCAAGGTCAGTGACCATCATGCTTTGCAATTTTTCATCATCTGCATATCTTATTGCAATTTCAGAAAAATCATCATCAAGCTGTAGGTGGCATTCATAACCAAGACGTTCTGCTTCATCTTGAATAAAGTTTCTTGCAAACACGCCAACCCTTCTGTCTGTGTCTATATCGCCAAGGTCGATTTTGCTTACATAGTCTCGCTTATCAAATTGAATGATGTGATTTCCAAACTCATTTCTGTACAGTTCTTCTTGTTCATCCTCATTGTCTATAACAACGTACCAATCGCCTGTATAATGAAAACGTTTCAACATATCAACTGTCTTGATGTTGTTTGCACGTCCATGAGAAAGAATAAATACAGCAAAGTTTTTATTCTGCATCGTCTTCACCGCCCCCACCTTCAGTGATTAAGTCCTGTACAACCTTTGTGAGCTTCACATATCCGTTTGCAATTGCATCATCAATATCAATAATGACAAGTGCTGACTTTTCCATTAGAATCTGCATTTCTTCAGATGCATTGGAATAATAGTCAGCAATCTTTGAATAATTGAATTTAAGATGCCTGTATGCCCCTTTGATAAGAAAATTCTTCTGATCTTCAGAAACATTAGATGCTTTGATTTCCTTAATCAGCTCGTTTGTCTTTTCATCATCAATCAAATCCATAATATCGACAAAGTCGCCTGTCGGTTCATACTGTGGGATGTGCTTCTTCTGACTGTAAGGATTTTCTTCGTCTGGAAGCTCAACATCCATAGTATCATCATCCTTGAAAAGATCATCACCGAACTGAGTCATATCCATCATGATGTCGCTCAGTTCTTCAGCAAGTTTAGTATTGTCCCATGTACTGTATTCGGATACCTTGTTATCTGCGATTCTGAATGCCTTAATCTGATCTTCAGTAAGATCATCAGCCACAATGCAAGGCACTTCCTCAATACCTAGCTTCTTGCATGCTTTAAGTCTTGTATGACCTGTGATCAATATACCGTCACCACTCACAACACACGGAACTTTGAAGCCGAACTCCTCAATACTCTTTGCTACATAGTCAACAGCTTCATCATTATGTCTCGGATTGTTCTCATACGGAATTAAGTCCTTTACCTTCTTGTAAACAATGTTCATTTTTTTGTTTTCCATTTTTGTTTTCTTCCTTTCATTCATATAGCCCGCTCATGTTCCACGTGGAACATTTTTTTGCTTTTTTGTTTCTTTTTGAAACAGAAAAACGGCTATATCCACATTATAGCGTGAAGTTTGCCGTTTTTCCAAAAAACCATGATATTTTTTTAATTTTGTGTTCTTTCCTTTAGGCGTTTCATCTCGAAGACACACCAGACAGTCCCCATTGCCATGGGGGGGATTATTTAATCCTGTCTATTCTCTGCATAGCTAACTTCTTTAAATACTCTTTGTCAATCATTCCTGCATCAGCTAACCTGTGACAGTCTTTGCATAAACAGATAAGGTTATCATCATCCAACCATAAGTCTGACTTATCCTTCAGCTTTTCTATGTGATGTACTTCAACATTACGGTAGTTATATATGCCTTTATCCTTACATACTTCACACAGATAGTTTGCATCTTCTCTAATCTGTTTGCTTTTATCTGTCCATGCGCTCTTGCTTCTCAGCCTTGACTCTTTGTAACTGTACTTGTAGTGCTTCTTCTCTACCTTGCACACATAACCTTTCGGATGTATCTTCCCACATCTGCTACATGAATAATAGCCTTGTGTCATTACTTCACTCTTAAACGCTGTCCAGTATATATCTTGTTCGGATTAGCAATACCATTCATCTTTGCTAACTTCTGATATGTTGTTCCGTATTTAGAAGCAATACCACTTAATGTTTCGCATGATTTCACTGTATGATAAACCGTTGTTGGTTTCTTTGCACAACACAATTCATTTACACGCTTTTGAACTGCGTTATAGTCATATCCTGCGTGTTCCAATCTGTTCTTGCGATCATCACCACTGCCCCATTTTCCTGCAATGACTTCCTGTGCAATCTCTTCATTAGATTTCTTTGTCAGCTTTGCATTCACTGCGTTCTGAACAGCATTGTAGTCATATCCTGCATCGGTTAAGCGTTTCTTTCTGTCAGCTCCATTTCCCCATTTGCCTGCAATTACTTCATCAGCAATCTGATCAATTGGTTTTGGCTGAGGTTTTACTGGTGTTGTGTTACCTCTTGAATATCTTGAAAGGTCTGCATACATTACATTCTTGTCTAATGGCTTAGAAGTGTACTGTTGTAATGTGCCATTTTGTGAAGTGTTTGTGTGCTGTGTTCCATCATTTTTGCCCCAATTAGCAACCCACTTGTCAAATCTATCATTTAAGCCTTTTACGTAGTCAAGCCATGAGCTAGATGTGTAAATGCCTGAATAATATCCTGCATCCTCAATCATCTTGCAGAATTTATAGCAGATTGGTGCAATAGTTGCATTTGAGAACTTGAAGCCGTGCTTTTTCTTATATCCGTCTGCATCTTCCATATCAAACCAAACCCCAACCTTGATATCATTCTTATATTTTGCAATTGCATTAAGCACTCCTTTAGCCTCTGCTTCTGCTTCTGCTTCATTCAGTGCATATGAATAATGGTAAACACCAAATGGAATCCCTAGCCTTTTGCACTCGTTCACGTTTCTTTCAAATTTTTCGTCTAAATGGAAATGTCCATATCCAACTCTAATAATTACAAACTGTCCTTTATATTGTTCTAAATTAATATTGCCGTTATGTTTTGAAATATCAATACCGTACATTCTTTATCCCTCCTTATTTAACCTTGTCTTCAAGTTCTTTGATTCTTACTTCGTGATCATCCTTGTACTTAAATAGTGTTTTTACACGTTCCGTAACAAGAACGAGTTGTTCTGATACCTTTTTCAACTGCTCAGTCTTTTCACCATTTTCTGCCATCATTTTCTTTGACGTATCATAGAATTCGTCAAGTTTCACGTTGATCTTTACAAAATTTTTTTCGATGTCCATCTGCCGATTCTTTTCACGCTCTGCCTGTTCTTCCTGACGTTTTTTTCCACCTGCAAATGTATTTATTAACGTACATGCAAGTGATGTCAAAGAAATGAGTAATGCGATGCTTACGCTTGTTTCAGGATTCATTTATTCAGCCTTGTTGTAGTTTGCTGAGCTTATCTGCAAACATGCACCAATGCACGTTCCAATTGCCGAAATAGTTCCTGCAATAGCCTCTGCATAACTCCAACCCCAGATTTTGCCGAGCGTGATAATTAATGCTGAAAATGCGTTTGTTCCTACAAGTGCAACCCACTTCAAATTGTCATATGTTTTATTAGAAAATACCATTTTTTTGCCCTCTTTTGCTAACATTTTTTTGCCCTCTCTCTACTGTAATTATACTCTAATTATTACCAGAAAAAAGGTTTTTTATGCCCTTTTTTCAATCATAATTTATAGTCCAAGTTCTTCAAGCGTATACTTTCTGCCGAGTTCCATGCCTTTGTACATATCAGTTTCAAAACTCGGTAGGATAGTGCATTCTTGGCAAGCTCCGTCAAATGATTGTTTTGTAATTGATTGTTTTGTAATAATCTTGATGCGGTATCTGTCTTCAATGAAAGTTATTTCTTTTGAAATAAATTTAACATCACATCTGAACGGTCTAATGACTGCATTCAGATATTTCTTTTCTACTTCATCTAGGATTGGCTTTTTGTATTCTTCTGAAAGCCAGTCAAATACATTTGTGATATAAATATCTTCAAAATCTCTTCCAGTCTTTTCAGCCATCAATCTTTCTAATAAATCCATTAAATTGTATGGCTTTTTCATCCTTTCTTTTATTTCATCTTTATACTTTTCAATATTTAACATAAGTCTAGTTCCCCTCTTGTTCTCCTTCTTTAGCATTATCTTTTTGCTCGATAATGATTTTCCCATTTTCTGCCTTAATTGTGATTTCTTTTTCAGGATCAAGCCCAGATTCCGCAACAATCTTTTTTGATATCGTCGCATTATACGTGTTGATCTTTATATCACCACCTAGCGTTTTGTATTTCATTTTTACAAGTTTTGCCATTTTTTTACCTCTCATTTATCTTTTTAAATATATAGTTATCTAACTCATGAAGTCGTGTGAGAATGCCAACACTAAGTATTAGAAGAAACGATTTTCAGTAAAAGTATTGGGAAATTATAAGTCATATTATAAGTATTGCATTTTGTGCTGACACCCTCAAACAACTTCACGAGCCATTTTTTTATATTTAGTTCTGCATTTTATTAATCGCTATTCTTTCCAATAATATCCAATCGCTATCAAAACTATTGATAATGCTATGAGTAAGATTCCGATAATATCCATATAATTAATCTTCCTTTCTGAGCCATTCTATTATTGACTCACTGTCATGAAATGGGCATTTATTGCACTCATTATCAAAATCATCATCAAAATAATCACAATAATCATCAAAAAATAAAGTATAGAGTATATTACATCTCATGCTTGCTTCCGATGCTACATAATCAAGCTTTTCTTCATCAACTTCAATAGTTTTCATTTAAACCACCTCTAGTCTTTTCATTGCTATCTGTCTCCTGTAACAAGAAAATACTGCACGAAAAGAATATTCATAAATAATGAACTGCAACAGAATACTTTCACCTCTGTTGAATTCCAGTTATTTCCAGTGAGAACCACGGAAATTAGAATAACTAATATACATACATCTGATAAAATGCATAACGCCCTGTTTTTATTCATTTTCATTCAAAATTCCTCATTTGTCATTCGTAAATATCAATGAATCCCTATATCGAAAATGAGATTATAGAAATAAAATCTAAATAGGTTTAATAGAATTTTCTTATGAGCCACGTTTTGATTAGTCCGTGTAACTAATGTTTTTAAAATTGGTGTATCAATATAGGGATATACTTATATCTTTTCTGCTTCTTCAAAACTTTCAGTTTCTTCTAGTTCATTTTCTAAATCTTTTATTAAATCTTTAAAATAAAATAGCATTACATACAATAGTATCATTTTTTTGTCGTTTTCTTTCTCTTCTGTGCTTTTAACCCATTGCATTGCACTTTCTTTTGTATAGAATGGGCAACAATAACAGTAATTATCGGGACACTCAAGTTTACATGACGCATCTATTTCTTTTTGAAGTTTTTCTGGTAGTGATTTAAGCAAGAATCTACATGCATACTCTCCTCCAACATGACCGTTGCCAATGAATTCACATATTGCTTCTATTTTTTTATCATCCACAAGTTCCATATTTTCAACCTCTTTTCGTCTATTTTTCGACTAACTGAACATCTGCAGTATTTTCTTGTGACTTGACAGTGTATCCAATGACATAATATTTCTTTTTTAATTCTGCCAGTTCGTTCAAAAACTGTTGATAAGTGAAGCAGTCTACTTTTTTCGTTAAATAGTTATTCATTTCTGATCTCATGCTTTCACCGTCTTTATCCATAAAACACTGTTATCACTGCTAATATTTGTAACAACCATATCGCCGATTCTATATAGTCTGTATTCTGTTAAAGAAACGATATCGTGTACAGTACCTATAAAAGATTTGTCAGAAAATCTGATAATAATTAATTGGTCTGTTCTACATCTGCTTACTATTTCATTCACCCTCATCATCACTCCACCTTATCTGACAAACAAGTAAATCATCAGCATCAGTGTAACAGCATAGGCTGTTGCAAGAATAAAGAAATCTCTGTTAGCTGCTTTATTGTTTTTAACAAGCTTATTGTTTAACTTCTGAAGATCATCCATTTTTTTTAAATCCTCATTGTAATTACTCAATACATTTTGGCTTGCTTCTTTATAACTTTCGCATCTGTCTTCTAAATCTTCATTTTCAGCCTTTAAATCTTCAAATTCTTCTTTTAAATATGAATACTCTTCTTCTAGCTCCTTATATTCGGCTTCCTGTTCTTCTATAATTTCCTGTACTTTTTCAGCGCTAAAAACTGCCATCGCATCTAGCCTCCTGTTCTAATTCTTTTATATGATTCTGAGTTCTTTGTATGGATCTTTCTATTTTTCTTTCTATGATTTTAGCAATTTCATATACATCTAGATAATCCATCACAAATAACTCACAGATGCATATCAATACATCCGCAGTCTCTTCATCCAAATGTGAAGCATTGATTGGGTCAAATCCATTACGTTTGATTTTTGATATTGCTTGTATAAGTTCTGCATTTTCTTCCATTGCAATAGTTAACATATGCTGTTCGCCCCATGTATCACATACTTTTTTAAGTTTAGGACGATTAGATACAAGACAACCAATCAACTCATTTAATTCTTGCGTGTTCATTTACTTTTCTCCTTTTTGGTAATTGGCAAGGTTCGTTCCATTACTTTCTGCAACGTAAATATTTTCGTTGCATTTTCTTTTTAGTTCTTTATTTTCTTTCTTTAAAAGTGCCCATTCATGACATAATTTGTCATGGCCTTCATAGAGTTCATTGTATTCATTTTGAAGTTTTTCTTTATCGAGTCTCATTTGCTCAATATAGATTTTAGTTGCGTTTTCAACAATACAATTTTGCAAGCCTTCATAATTAAAACCTTTTGGAAATCTGTTATATGCAGTCACTGCAACCATGTCAAAAATTTCTTTATAAGTCATCTTCAATCACCTCGCAGTTATTTAAAACCTCTTTGATTCGAATTGGCTCTTTGTCTTCCCATTTGATAAATGGGAATAAGTTATTGAATAACGTAATTTCATACTCTTTACCATGCCAAAATTCTGTTAATATATCTTTATCTGGTTCGTCTAAATATACACTAATATTGCCATTTTTATCTCTAGCAATATATTTATAGTTTAGTTTGTAAACATGACGTAACAGTGAATATTCCGTTCTCGTTAACTTAATAGGTTCTTTGTATTCTGATAAGAGCCATTTCATACGCGAGAAATTGCAACCACAATCGCGATCATCTTCTTCATCAAAAATACAGTTTTCACATTTAAGACCATCACAGCTTCTTGCGATATTTTGTCTATCTTTGCTAACCGCAAAATAATAGCCTCCTTCTGTAATATCTAATATTTCTTTCTTCCACTTTTCTGCGTTTAACATTTTCCGTTCCTCCTTATAGATATCTCTTTTTTTTCGCTAACTCCATAGATATAACCGTTCTTTTCAAAATACTTTGCTGCTTTCATGTTTTTTTATCTCCTTTTCTTTACAGGTATATATTATCATATTATTACATTATAATCAATACTTTTTGTTAATTTTTGTTTCTATTTGAAACATTAAATTCAGCGCTTTTTTATGAAAAACAGGACTTTTTAGTCCTGTAGTTCTTCAATATATTTTGAGATCAATGCCATGTATGCTTCTCTGTCTGGCTCTTCTGCATTTTCATAGTTTACAGTGATCTGCATAGCATTCAGCTTTTCCGCAATCTTGCAAGCTTTGTTGATCTGCTCTGTAAATTTCTTTGTTTCTTCGATGCTCTGTGTTCCACAAGCTGACCAGTTCACGCCAAATGTCTTCAAATCTGCGCCCCAGTTTGGATTTTCACTAATTGAAACTGTTCTGTCTTCCATAATTTTATCTACTGCACTCATAAGTGCTGTATATTCTCTGTAGTTCATGTTTGTCATTTTCTTGTCCTCTTTTTGGTAAAATTTGTTTCTTTTTGAAACATTTAAACATTTATCTGTAAATGTTAAACGCTTGTTTAAATTATTTTCTTGTCAATTTGTAACATTCGGAAAATTCATGCTTTGCTTCATATTCTGGATTGATGAATCTTACGATGTTGAATCCTGCCTGGTGAGCATCGAACTCATTATCGTCCCAACCGCCTTTTACGTACGATGTTCTGATAATAATTTCATTCTCTTTTGTATTCATAAGATATGCATATAAATTTTTAACTGTCTTTTCTTCAATCATTTTCTTGTTCTCCCTTTCTTTTTACAGTTATATTATAATACTATAATATAGAAAAGTCAAACGTTTTCATGACATTT